GAAGACGGTCCCCCCGTTATCGGGGGGCGCCTGACTAACGTCAGGCTCCTTCAGAATCTGAAGGAATTCTACACGGACCGGAGGTCCGTGGCCGACTTCTTTGAAGTTCGGATCCAACCCCACTATCTAGTGAGGTGTGGAATGGGGCGCTCCGCGCCCGGTTTCCTCTCAGAGTTTACTCCGGGAGAACAGTGTCATTTGATACTGAATAGCCTTTATTACAAGGCTAGTGATAATTTCAAGATGAAATTACGCATCGCTCTTCAGAAGAAGAACGGTATCTCCACTGTAAGACAGTGGTTTCACACCGCTAATGGTGCGGTGTTACCTCTCCTTATTACACAGGGAGAGGACCTCAAGGCAATTGACCACCTCACCAGGTGGTGTCTTGAGTCATGCGCGAATAACTACGCGCATTTTCAATCCTCCTTTAAGGAATTGAAAAAGGCCATTAGAAAGGCCTTTGCCCTTAACCGTTCTGTTAAGGTGCGTCGGGATATGCGTACATATTACCGATATTTCAGTCGTGTGACTGATTTTGACTCCCCAGCTACCTGGGGCCGTTATGTCCTTAGCTGGACACAGACCCGTGCCACGGGTCTTGCCAACAAAAAGATGTTGGATGCCTCAATAGAAAAGTTTATTGAGACGACGACCACCCTTGAAGATAGGGTGGTTCTCGATCCGGTTGTTTTACTCCGGACCGTGACTGGCGCCTTGGGCGTCGACGGTGCCAACGCGAGAATATCCGTTGGTACCACGGCGTGCTTAGAAAGCACGCGTAAGGAAGGGGGCAAATCCTCCTTCCTTGGGAAGTTAGCTAGATCTAACTCCCTACACACGGTCTATGACCCTGTGACCCTTCACCCGACTAAGTTGGTGAGGGCACGTCCCTGCTCTTCCTCAAGGGACGTGGTCTACTGGGCTATCCAGAAGACTCTCGAGTATCCTACATACACTCGAGTGACTCGACTACATGTTGTAGCCGAACCCGGTAAGGCTCGAACCATTACCGTGGCACCCTATAATTATCAGGTGCTTATGGGCGTGTTTGCACACGTTTTCCAAGCTGTACTCCGTTCAAGGGGAGTACGGTCCGGTCTGACAAAGGACCGTCACTTGTGGAGATTTTTATCTGACACAATGAACCCGCAGTCAACTGCGTGGCAAGAACTCGACACTAACGTCGATGTTTGGGGTCTGTCTTCAGACCTCTCCGAAGCTACCGATTACGGTAACCGTGGTGTAGCCAGACAGGTCTGGCTCGCACTGATAGGCTTAGCCTGTCAGCACCCCAAGTTTCCAAAGGGGTTGGCAGTACTCGCTATGACGCTGTACTGCGGGAAGAGGTTTGTCCTCGTCCCTGGGCACGGTAGTAAATACCGGCTCATAACCACCCATCGCGGGTGGTTCATGGGTGACATGATGACCAAGGTCATCCTCACCATTGTGCATGATTACACCATGCGTAAAGTAGGCATTACTGTCTACAGCCTCGTCGGTGACGATGAGGTGGCCCTGTCTAACAGCAGGGCGCAGCTCGCCCTTCACCTGGATGAGCTGCGTGCCGCTGGCCTTAAGGTCAGCGTGCCGGATACTTTTATATCCCGGCGCCTCATATTTTACTGTGAGGAGGGCGCGCTTGTCCCGCGCCGGCCAACGGATTCGTTGGCGGTCTCGATGAAACGATCGAGTACCCTAGGTTATTTAGACTACCCTAGAATCCGCCTGTTATTGGCGGAGTCCTGTGAGACTGACTCTTACAGTATGACCAATATTGGTCGTTTCTCTCTCCTTGGAAAGGAGACGAGATGGGTGGCTGCTGTTAACAAGCCAGCCCTGGAGCTCTTCGAGAGAGCTTCTCTCCTGCAGCACATTCTTGTGCCTCAGGACCCGGACACATTGTGTCCGTACACACCCGTTGAGATCGGGGGTGATGGTGCGTTCTGTTCGGACGCATCCTTCATGAATCGTGTCATTCATGATAAGAGCAGGTCGCCTAAAGAGACCCTGTTCCGCATGTCCAGTCTAATGGACAATGCATTCAACTTTCGCTACGTCCGTAGCGAGAGGTTGAATGAGGTGGTGCACAAGCACCATCTCCTCCTCCCTGTTCTGGAGGACCTCCGTAGGTATTTACCTGCGGATTCTGTGTTGGTTCCTAAGGACGCAACACAGCGTACTCTCATAGAGAGTATTAGGGTCTCAGGTTTTGAGTCACCCTCACAGACGTTTATGCGTCTGTGTCGTGGTTTTTATTACCGCGAGGTTTTTGCCGGTCGAAAACCTATCGAACCCAAGTTCGACCTCCAGAGAGAATTCTCTGGGGGATCCACGGAGAAAACCGTGGATACCTTTGCCTTTTTACGGCATTGGGTTAACCCGGGTTTCCGGTTTAAAAATCATGATCCTTATTTCGTGATTCGCGATCGCGTTGAGGCGGTCGATCCACTGTCACTGCAGTGGAAATGGAGTGACTTTGATCTACTCCGTTACCCGAGTGCATACTCGGTGTGGTCTGATTACATCAAGACCGAGGTGGATCTCCAAGACTCCGCCTTCGATGATATTTACAATCATCTTGTGCGATCCCAGCCTTTGCCGGATCGCATACTAAAGAGGTTACCCCTCTTTATGGAGTCGGATAATTACATCCTCTCCACACTGCCGGAACCCGGCAGTGTAAGTCGTTACTTTATTGTAACTGCAGATCTCCGCCTTTGCGCGGAAATCCGGAAGAGGCTTAAGCGCGGTTCTTCCGAGGTGTGGGTTGTTGCCCTGCACCCCTCGGTCTATTTATTAGGCCGGGTGTGGGAAGTTGTTGGTGAACGCTTCCCGGGCGTGCCAGTTTTGGATGGCACGGAGGACTGGGTCGAAGACCCAGGCGCAATCCTTTTTACGGATTTTACCTCCTTTACGGAGGGTATACCACATAATAAGATGTGGTACCCCATGGAAATCCCTGGGGACCGTGGTTTTATACTACGGTACCGTCCACATAGATACCATGTGGGCGTCGGTGAGATTATTATGGATACCACCGCCATCTTTCAAAAGATGGAGTCCGGTCTTATAGACCGGGCTAATGATACGCTCTAGGTTGGCGTACCGAAACCTCCCTCGGGGGGGAGTAGGTGCGCTTGCCGTTCCTCGTGTAGGAGAGCAGCGACCGGGG